AACCGCGCGCATCATGTCTTGGAAGATCGGATTGACCTCATAGAGCGCGTTGTCGAAGGGATTGCCCTTGATCGGCTGCACAACCGTGTCGATGCTCTGCCCCTGCGCTAGGCCGGAGATCGAGATCAGCGCATTCACGGGATGATTGCGCAGGCTGTCCAAATCCTCCGCAGACAGCATGCCCTCGGCATACGCCAGCTTCGGGCGGTTCGCGAAGCGATGCTCGCGCATGCCCTGACGCGTTCTGTTCAACTCCAACTGCATGGGCTTTAGGAGTTGAATATCTGACGGCGGGAAAACCTGTCCGTCCGTCTCGTTGAACATGACGGCGAACCAAGGATAGAAGCGCTCAATCCAAGCGTCGGGAGCCGCCGGCTCCTGCAGGAAATCGATGTAGCCGTCGCAGATGACATAAACCATGCCGTCGCGCTTGTTGTAGACCTCCCACACAAGGGCCGTGTCGCTGTCGCCCTTTGAGATGTTCGCCGTGTCGCCGCCCTGCTGCCAAGACGCGCGTGCGCTCTCGTAAGCGGTGCCGACATCGGTGCGCGAATAGGCCGTGTAGTTCGTGCCCACGTCCACGCCGTAAGTCTCTTTGATCTCGTTGACCGAGAGGAGATACTCTTCGGCAACCCAATCGCAGCCCAGAAAATCGCGTAGCTGCACGCAGCGCGGGTCGGGGATGATCGCCGTGCTCTTGGGGTAGGAAAGCTGCAGGCCTTCGCGAAGAACGATCTCCTGCTCGCGCATGAGGTCGGCCATCGCCAGACGAAGCTGTTCGGCCTCTGCGCTGTCTTCCTGCGTTTCGCCGTCCGCTATATCCGCAGAAATGCGTTCGACAATCGACAGGCGTTGCTCAAGATCGGCGAGGTGCGTGTCGTAGTCGGGAGACTTGCCCATGACGCGCTGGAAGCCAATCTTGATCCAGCCAACGCCGGCAGTCGCCGCGCGACGCAGCACCAGCTTCATCATCGATTTGAAGGGCTGCTGCTGGCTGTCAATTTCATATTCGTAGAGAAGCTGCAGCGTCTCGGCGATCTTCTTCTCCTGATCGAGTTGCTGCTTCGCCTGCTGCGCGTCCTGAATAAGCGTCTGCGCCTGCTGCACAGCCACCGGATCAACGGGCGGGGGAGGCGGCGCCGGCATACCCGTGGCCGGGTCGATCTGTGGCGGCATCATCGCCTGCTGCTGCGACATCATCGCATTTTGGATGAGAGCCTGTGCGGCCTGCAGCGTCTGCATGTTGCCGTCCCAGACGGTCGTCAGCAGTCGCTTGCGCCGGCGCGCGATCGCCTTCGGATTTTTCGCGTAAAGGGATGCCACCTTCTGCTGCACATGGCGCAGCGTGATGTTCGCAACGTAGCGATCCTCTTCGGCGTCATTGAAATAGGACGCCTTCGTCTCACTCGGCCACTGCTTACCAGCACAGAAGCGCTGATCCTTCTCCATCTGGCGGAAGACTTTATCCCAATGCGTCTTGGCCTCGCGCACCATGCTGGACATGGCGGTGACAAGGGCCTTGCGCGACTGAGAGGGATCAGGCGTCTCGCGATCCATCATCTTCTCAGGGGTTTCTTCGGACGGGATCGGACCCTCATCCATGAGTTCGCCGTCAACCATCACCAACCCCCATTCTTAACTTGCCGCTGCATTTCAGCGCGGCGCGATTGTTCTTTGATCCAACCAAATGTGCCGCGCGCCGGCGTTTTCTTTGTCGGACGCGCCATCGTCGGGCGCACCTGTTTCGCGAGCCCCATACCGATGAGAGCGATCGCGTCGCAGAAATCGTCGTGTCCGCCATACGGGAATTGCAGCATCTCGTTGTAGGCTTCCATATACCAAGGCGCATAGGTGGGGATGTAGACCTTCCCCATCGCCATGCGGGCCGCGATAGATTGTGCGCGCGTCATCTTGTCGTTGATCGGCACAATCTCTTCCATCATCGCGTAGATGCCTTCCTCGTGCTGCCTTTTGCGGAGGAATGGCCCGATCGACTTGGAGATGTGGCCTCGTTCGGCCCACCATGCGAGGGGCTTATATCGCTGCATGAGACCAAGCATCTTCTCGACAACCACGTCTGACGGCCATCGCCCCCATTCGACATCGTCCATGATCCAGATGTTGTCGTCGGCGTCGATGCCAATGGGCAGGAGACAGGTTTTGTCTCGCTCTTGCTTGGTAGATACGGCGTGATCAGAGGCGACATAAAAACGCAACTGATCGCGGGGAGGGCGATCAGTAGGCTTAGAATAGCCACGGATTTTTTCGGCAGGGAAAAAGTTGCCGCTGTCGGGGGTGGGGCTACCTTGATAAAGGGCTTGGAAACCTCTGGGGTCTGCTTCTCGCAGTTCGTAGAGGTAGGATGCTGGGAAGCGTTCGGGCCAGAGTGCTTCGCCTTCTTTGCGGCCAAGAACGTCTTTATCTTTAGCAAGGGCGGGTAGGTCAATGATCTTCCATTTCTTTGCTTCGCTCGCTGAATAGCTTGCGTTCATAGGGTCAGCAATTCTTCCGACTAAGTCATCGCCGTGCCATCGAGTTTGGATGATAACTATCCAACCGACACTCGACAGCAGTCGCGTTTTCAAGACTTGGTTATACCAACTCCAGAGTTTCTCTCGCGTCGTCGGACTGTCGGCCTCCACACGGTCTTTGATCGGGTCATCGATGATAAGGCCGTGGCCGCCGCGACCTGTAAGAGAGCCGCCGCGTCCAACAAAAAAGAGTTTGCCTTTCTGTTCCAGTTCAAGGCGATCCACAGACGCCGCGCCTTGAAGGAGAGAGATTTCAGGAAAGACCTGACTGTAGATTGGGTCTTGAATAATTCCTCGAACATCGCGCCCCATGTCCCAACTGAATTTCTCATTGTATGTTGCAAATATGAGCGAGTTTGCTGGGTTGTGGCCCATATACCAAGCAGGGAAGAGACGGGACGTGAGTTGCGACTTGCCATGACGCGGGCCGAGGTTAATGATGAGGCGCTTGATGTTGCCCTTCTCAACCTCCTGCAGCGCGTGCGCGATGACCCTGTGATGCTTCGCAACCTCGTATTCAGATTGATCTGGGTCTTCGTGTGCGTCCTGCTTTGGCATCATAAGACGCGCGAATTGAAGCAAGTCATCGCGAGCGAGAAGCGTCGCGCGCCTCCGCTTTAACGCCAGCAAATATCTCTTTTCATCCTCAGTCATGCACTGCCGCTGCCCATCGCACCAAAAGGACAATGAAGGTGACAAGCACCACGCCCAGCGTGACGCTTGCCCAGAAGCCTATGAAGGCCATGATTGCTTCGAGATCGTTTTCTCTCACGCGAACAACCGCCCAAGAGCAATGTCGCGCGCCATCGGAAGCCCCATTTTGTATTTCACAGCAAGTTCCGCAAAACTGACGCCGGCGGCGTAGTCAGCGCGAAGCGCCGTTACATCGTTCTGCGTCAGTTTGCTGTCGGGGTGAACTTTTTCTGTGGTCGCCTTCACGACTGGTTTGACAGGCTTCTTCGCCATTTTACGCCGCCTTCACTGCGTTTGCCGGCTGGGACGGATGATCGGGCTTCGCCGTCTCATTGATCGCCTTCGCCATCTCGTTGAGATTATTCATACGCGTTTCGGCCTGCGTCTTCACGCTCCCGATGAAATCCGCGACTTCAATATACGGGCGCTGCGCAAGTGCATTGATGACCAAGTTCCACTGCGGGATCGTCAGTTCGACCGATACTTTTACAGGCTCCATTGCACTCTCCTCTTGTTAATTCTCTGCTTCACTCACAGATGATCGCGCCCGCGGCTCAGGTCACTTGAACGCTCTGCAGGAGCGCAGCAAGTTCTTTAACGTCGATGCCTGCGGCAGCGAGTTTTTCCGCGACAGTCGGCGCTGCCATGTCCGGCTCGGTGGTGGCTGCAAATGCGGCGTCCTCAACCGCCTGCACCTCTTCCGCCGTGAGGGGGATTTGCGTCACTTCACCCGTCTGCAAATTGCAAATCACATGCTGGTATTCAGCCATCTCAAATCTCCATTAGCTGTAGAGCACGGCGATGCGGCCACTCTTGTAGACGCCTGCGCCAGTGTCAGATGTTATGCGAATTTTAGTCAGTTCGCCGGGCATGTTGATGTTGCCGCAACCAAGAAGAACGTAATAGTTAAGGACCGTGCCGTTATGCGTGCAGACCCACTTCGTCGTGTCCGCTTTGGCAAGTGTGTATATAAGCGAGGACACGTAGCCAGAAGACGCGGCTAGGGCGAAGTTGAACCCCTTCGGAGACGCGAGGTTTCCGACGAAGTTGGTGGCCTGCTGCGTGTATCCCGCCGTCACCCAACCGCTGACGCCGCCATCAGCCGGGCCTGTGCCAACCTGAATGATTGGTATGCCAGCCGTCAAAACGACATCATACCAAACGACGTAGATATTCTTCGCCCAAGTAGGGATGCCCTCAAACAGAATGGATAATGAGCCGTCAGGGATGTCGATCGGAGGGGCTACTTGGTCTTCAATAACCGGGCCGTAAAGAAAATTACCAGCCGCATCGACACCACGCACGTAAGTGCCGTCCGTATGCAGCACTTGATGAACACCGCCCAGCGATGTCGGCGTCGGCGCCGGAACGGCGTGCGTATGCACTGCCGGGGCGAAAGCGGCGGCGTGCTGACCATCAAGCGTGTCGGCATTGCCGGCGTTCGTTGCGTTGACCGCATTCGTGGCGTTCGTCGCGCTGTCAGCCGTATTTGCATGACCAGCATTCGTCGCGCTGTCGGCAGTTGTCGCATTCGTCGCGCTATCGGCAGTTGTCGCATGGCCCGCGTTCGTGGCGTTCGTCGCGCTGTCGGCGGTCGTGGCGTGACCTACAGGGCCGTAAACAGCCGCGCCGCTCTCGTTGATGCCGATGACCGGATTGTTGGCGTCCGGCTGCGAAGACGCGAAGACGCCGCCAAGAGCCGCGACAGTCGCCGGCGGCAACTCATACGCAGCGCCACCGCCGCCTAGATCGGCAGAGGACACATACCAAGCCAAGCCGTCCCAAGTGTAGGTGACGCCGTTCTGCGCCTTGAATTTTTGTCCGGCAAGTGTCGGCACGGGAAAATCGAGCATCATTAGGCTCCCTTGGATTTACTTGCCGAAGACCGCGCCAACGGCTCCTCAAGAACCGGAGGCCATGCGACCTTCAATTCTTCCGGCGTCTGTGCGTCATCAATAGGCGGATATGCCGTGGCGTCGCGCAATTCTTGTTTCTGCGCCACGATGGCTGACGTGTCCGCGCCTTCTTCCACGCAACGCTGAAACTCGATGTCGAGAGCCGCGAGTTTCGGATCGCGGGACTGACGAATTATATCACGCCAAACCTCGCGGGCCTTTTCCATATTGACAGTAATCATACCGCGATACCTTTCGCTGCAAACCATTTGACTGCGCCGATGCCAAAACCATCTGAGGCGGAAAAATCCACCTCCCATGCGTTTCGGAAAGTCATGTCTTCAGGGATGTCCGCTTTGTCTATGTATTTGAACGGAACACCAGAAGGTGTGTCCTTCTCGGCAATTTCTTCTACCGTCAGACCACAGGTCGGGTTGGGGCTGATAATCGCCAGCGAAGAATTTCCTTCAGCGAGCGGATA